AACCTGTAGAGACTTAATTTTACCCAAAGTAATACCCAGTATTTATATGGTTTTGTATATTAAATCATATGTGCCGCCGTCATGGAACACAGTTAGAAACAATGCGAAATGTTATCAAACATGATGTTCACCCTAACCCTTTTTTGAGTTGGTCATCGGAAAACCGTCACAACCGTCACACCCTTTCAAAACACCTCATAACCACATGAAATAATTATCGAAAAGTTGTGACGGTAAAACCATCACAAACCGCAACAGAAACCGTCACAGAAAAAATAATTCTTAAAATTCATGTGATTAAAAAATGCATATGTGATCATTATAAACCGTCACACCGTGATGGTTTTGTGATGCTTTTGTGATGGTTTTCATTTCTTGATTTATTTATATATATCATATAGATAATAATACTTTTTAAACCTTGTGACGTTTGTGACGGTTTTCCGATGCCCCCCCTCAAATTTTGAAAACTTCGCTATTGGCTGGATTTCACCCTGAATTGTTGGTTGTTTTGTATGTGTAAGTGTTGTGGGTTAGTTATGGTGATATCGGTGTGTGATGTACAAGTGGTGCACAGGGCTGACAGTGCAAGTCATTGCAATGGCGTAAAAGCTACCAACAAGACGCAACCCCGCACCAGATAAGGCTTTGCCAAACTCAGCCATGAACGATCGCCAATAAAATCCGTATGTCAGGAACTCACGAAAACCACCTAACTCATTGTTATTATTTGTGTTGATTTTCATCCTCGAAATTTGGCCTGCCCGCTCAACTGAAATCCACTGAAATTCATTACATTCTGTGCAATTGCCATTTATCTCGGAATCCCCAGCACTGGCGCGGCCTGCGGGGAGCAATTGCACAAATCCCCAACTGAAAAAACTTTATGACGCAAAGAGCGCAGGCGGGTGCGGTGTAGCGCGGTTTCCGTGATGCGATTCGTTCCGTGGGTGGCTGCGGCTGCGTTTCTGCGGGCCGCTGTGGTGACGATCCTTTCTTGCCCATGCGTTGACGTGATGGCGCTTTTGCGTGGCCTGTGGTGCGTTCTGGGGGCTGTATTTGAGGTACAAAAAAGCCCGCGCGCGGCGGGCTATCTCATGGTGCTGGCAGGTCAGGCAATTAAGCCTTTGTATTTATTCTTTGTGGCTGTTGCAGCCGTGGCCGCTGTCGTGAAGTCGGCGGCATTCGTCGGTGCGCCAGTGTTCTGATGCGTATGCGCAGCACAGAACGTGGCTACCTGCTGCATCAGGTCAATAGTTTCCAGCATCATCTGCAAGGTGTTCACTGATTCACTGCCTATATGAACCGTTGGCCCCATCACCTGCTGCCCGCCGGCGGCAACACTCTTACGCAATCCCGCTATCTTCTCAGTCAGCGCCGCGCATTCTGTAGTGATGTTGCCGTTGACTTTAGTTGACTGATTGCCACCGACTTCTGTCGTGGCGTCCTGCGCCACATGCGCGACGTAGTTTGCCTGGGTTCCGATGGCGTAATCACCGGTGCTGGCCTGTTGAATGGCACCGGCCATGAGCCTGGCTGGCCCCATCACTTTGGTTGTATCACCGGCGTGGATAGTCGTATCACGCTGCGTGATTGTGCGGCTTTCCGTGTCGGCCTTAACCTCACGGTGCATGGATGATTCCGCAATCGTCTGGTCAGTGGTGCGCTGCATATGCCCTTCAACGGTGACGCGCGTTGCCACGCCTTCACGTTGCTGCTGCAGCTGCTCGCCGGGCTTCACATTCGGCAGGCTGGTACCGTCCGGTAACGTCTGGCGAATAAAGGGCTTATCCGGGCGACCATCCATAAATGCCACTTCAACCAGTGTCCCGACCGGCGGGAACTGGAACATGCCGCTGTCATGGCCAGCCATTGGCACCGGCAGCTGGACCGCTTTATAAACCGGTGTATCTCTTACCGGGTTGCCGTCTGCGTCCTGCAGCTGCAGATCCACGGCATAGCGTGGCCGAAACTCGTTAGCAATGTTGCCACTGCTCACCGGCTCAGAATGCGCAATCACCCTCGCAACCCGGGGAACATGCAGCCCGCCGGCAATCTCCGGACACACGGCCTCAAGCTGGCGGCGTATCAGGGGCTTAGTTAACGGATTGCCGGCGGCATCAAGCGGCGTCCATGTCAGCATCATGTCATCGTTCATCAGCCCGACTTTCGTTACCCGCTGACCATTCACCATCGCACCCGGTCGCAGTGTTGGCACCATCGGGATTGTCATCGTATCGCCGGCTGCTGATGCCTGGCTGAACTCATGCGGAATATCGACCGGCTTATTTGCCAGTAAGCTGTGCGCATAGCTGCCGGTGAACATGTCGCCATCAGGCAGCTGATACCAGACATAATCAGGAATGCTGAAGGATTTCCCCAGAATGGCCAGCAGCTGCCAGCCAGTGCCGGCATGGGTGAAATGGGCAATTGGTTTGTCGGTGTAGTCGGCGTTAGCGGGAAGCGTAAACGCCAAACCAGTATGGCTTCCCAGCCATTCAGCAACGATGCGTAAAGTAGGATGCTGGAACGAGCAGGGAATTGGCTTATCAAGTTTACCCGCCAGCTCCCGCACAAACAGTTTCGCGCTGCCGTTCTCTGCCGGCTGCGACCGCTCAACATACCCGGTAAACCAGCGATACATCATATCCGGGTATCCAATATCAAGGCGCACCAGTTTGCCGGTGTAATCATCACTGGTCACGGCGGTAATAAAACCCCGACCGCCTGATGACATTTCCAGTACCAGATTGACATCAGACAGGGGAATTTCGTCACCAGAAAGATAAAGACGTTTAATCGGGCGCATTAATCCACCACCTTACCAAGCGCATTATTGACGGGGTTCAATACCTTGCTTTCAAACCACGTCAGCTTCTGATCGCTTTCTTTCGCGGCGCTGCTGCTTGCGTCACCGGTGCCAGCTGATTGTTTTGCCGCTGCAGTACCATTTCGGGAATCGTTTCTTGCCTGGCGCTTTTCCGGAACGCTGTGTTTTTCACGCAGCGTAAACTGGACACCCCAAGCCATTTTCCCATCCTGTTCCTGCGCCTCCAGCTTGCCCGCAAAATTGACCTGGCGAATGCCTACCGTGTTTGCTGTCAGGTTGGCCACACGGTAAAGTGCCAGCGCTCCACCGGCTGTCGTTGCGCTGGCCAGTGCAAAAAGACGCTTCAGCGTCTTTTCTTCAGAGAAGGGGATCACCCCGCTTACCTGTAGCTCTTTGGCTTTAATACCCTGCTCTGCGCGGGTCGTGCTCGATGTCTGTCCTGACTGGTCTTTATCCTGATACTGCATCCCCAGCGTGACGCGCAGATTTTTCATGATGATGGCCTCGCCATCAAGAGCCAGAATGATGTTAGCCAATCATTGCCTCCAGTGCGCTCAAATCACTTCCTGTGAAAAGAATGGCTGCAGTATGTACCGCATCCGGATGAGGTAGATTTTTTACCAGCTCCACCGCTGTTGTCAGCGCCGGCCCCTTCATATTGAAAAACCACGCTTTCGCCGTTTTCCCCTGCAATTCAGTCATTGCGCTTGCGATGTCTGCCAGTGCTGCGGTGCGCTCCTGAAGAAAACCCGCCAGCCCCGTGGTTATCGAACTCACACTGGCAGCTGCGGCCGCTTCAAGTTTTGCCGCCTCAATACGCGCAGCGTTCAATGCCTGCCGTGTCGTTTCTGTTGCGACGTTAATTGGGGCAGGTAATGCCGAAAGCACATCCGGCAGCTGCATTTTCACCTGTTCCAGTTCCCCAAAAGACTGCGCCAGCCGGCGCACCTGTTTCAACTCCGGCATGGGCAGGACTGAGGCAACGGAATCAAGGGATGAAAGTAAATCGCTGTGCGTGTTTTCGCATAGCATCATGATGATGTTGTGCGAGCCGGCCCCCTTCTCCAGCAGGCGCTTGCCCAGATAAGAGATGGCATTTAGCGGGCTGAGATAGCCCCCCGATTGGGTATGTTGGCCCAGTTCAGGCACCCATGGGTGAGCAGGGATAACACTGCAGGATAAAGAGGTTAATTGCGCCGGTATGCGCAAGGTGGCCTGTGTCCATGCCATCACGGGCGCTCCGGCCAGATGATTTCAGGTGCGGTACTAATATCAAGACGGCGCAGAGCAGTACGATAAATACGCCATGCGGCGAGTTCTGCCAATTCTTCAGAAGTTATATCGCCATCATCCTGCGCTTCAGCCAGCGAGTTAATACGCGCACTGGCTAATGCCATTTCACTGTCGCGCCGCTGTGTCGCTACGGCTAGAGCATCAACAGGCACGGGAATGATTTTTCCCTGGCTAAACAACCACTCACCCGATTCACCATTAAAAGCCTCCGGGACATCGCTCATATTGATTTCAGCGACGGAGAGATTAACTGGCCTGAGCATGGTGGCATCTGATGATGCGGCGATAATACGACCACTATGATCATAGGTAAATTTCAACGTGTCCTCTGCAAATTGTGCACGCCGGTGATACCAGTCGATCCCCTGGTCATCTTCACAAAATTCAATATTGAAAGATGCTTTTAAATCCTCCTGAACCGGCGTCAGGTCTGTACTAATCTTGAAGTTTTGAAAATTTTTCATTTTACTGCCCTACGTTCATCCATGAACCGTTGATATTAATCTGGAGCGGGCGGCGTTGAATAATATCCACAATATCGTCAGGTGTAGTGGGAGAGTTATTTACTACGCCTGTAATGACATATCCCAACTGATCGTTATATCCCAGCGCACGATAAATTACTGCGTTCTCTACAGCACCAAATCGTAATCCCTGCATAAATCGACCATTCGCCCAGTTATAAATATCATTGCGTAAGTCTATGTTTGCCCATGCTATCGTTGCATAGGGGCTTAAATCCTGCTGCGGTTGCGGGTTCCTGGGGGAATATACCCGCGAGCCACTTTCATAAACCACGCTGGCATTGAAAGTTCCGGCAGTGGATAAAGCGCCCTGGGGTGTACTCCATGAGAAGATTTCACGCCCTCCGGTATTGTCTTCCTGCAGGCGAATACTGGCACCATCCATTACCAGCAAAATTGTTTTGCCAGTATCAGATTCATTTAAAGCGATAGTCGGTACTGGCCCGGTAATATCCATTGTACCTATGGCAGAAAGTCGCCCGGAGGTGCCGAGTGTATTTCCATCCCAGGAGAATGCTGTTTTACCATCACCAGTATTGTCTTCCTGCAGTCTGATCGCCGTGCCATCAGCAACCAGATAGAATTTCTTCCCGGAATCCGTTTCACTAAACACAATCGTTGGTGAACCTCCCTCCAGAGTGACTGGATAACTTGCAGAATTATTTTTAAACGTAACTGGCCCGGTAACATCCCCTCCAGCAGCGGAAAGCGCCCCAATGTTAGCCGGGGACAGCGTAATATCACGCGAGCCGTCAAAGGCAACGGTGTTGATTTTTCGTGCTGTTTCAAGTTTTTTGGCTGCTACCGCCGTTCCATCTGATGGCAGCGCCCCGACATCATCGGCAGTGGGTTTATTGTCCGTGGTATAAAACGTCGTCCAGTTATTCCATGTATCACTGTCGCCGTTTTTTGTCCTGAGTTTTACCAGCCCCTGCTGCATATAGCTGGCGGCTAGTTGAACGTTGTAACGCCCTCCCAACCCTGAGAAATCCATAACTGAACTCTCAAACCCGGGTGAATGGGTGGCTGATGCATAAACAAAACTGACTGAGTTTTCCGGTAAATTGTTCGCATCGGTTGCAAATGAACCTGCCACACCCGATGCAACAGCCGAGCGAACAGCGAGAGCATTTCCATTAATCACAATCCGGTCAGGAGTAGTATCTTCTCTGGAAGTCTGGACATTTGCTGTCGCACCACTGCCTAACTGCAGACTCTTTCTGCTTTCTGCCGGGTCACTGAGATCACTTAAATTTTTATCTTTGCGCAAAAAATCGTTATTTGCCTGCTGTTCCCCCTTGCTGCCTTTGGGGCGTAAGTCCGTCACGGAACCATCAGCATTGATTTGTGCGACAGCAAAAACATAATGATTTACGTCATTTTTCACGTAATCAGCCAGCGTATCAGCCAGGGTAATCGTTGTATTAACCTGCCAGACACTGGTAAGAGTGCCGGTAAAACTGGTATCGACCCAGACTTTTACCGGTTTAGTGGCCACCGTGAGCGCCTGCTCTGCTGCCAGTACGGCACGCAACCCACCGACATAACCTGTACCTGCAGTGACACTGTAATTGTTCCCGGATCGCTTAACCAAAAAGCCATCCCCGATAAATGCACCGGTGCCATAAACATCGATATTTTCAACCCGGTGGCGCTCATCCATCCCCGCCAGACGAGCAGTGAAATCAATCTGCCAGGTGCCTGCAGGCGTGGTGATTTGAGTTTCTTTTTTTGCCCCGTCGTACTCCATCAGAAATGAGCGCGTCAGCACGTTACCCTGAGTGCCAGCGTTGTTTTTTACCTTCTGCTGCAATGGGGCATGAACAATCATGGCCAGCGTGTTGCTGGTCTTATCTCTCAGCCCTACCCAGTTAAATGAAAAATCGCCAACATCCGCGCCCAGCGTGATGGAATACACCACAGCGTTAGCATTCACCACACCCGTTTTTCCCACGCTGGCGCGATGCACAATTTGCCCTGCAGTTGGCATTGCTTCAGCGGGATCGATAGGGTCTGTGATGTTCAGATTTGGAACATTGGCAAACACAAATTCATCCAGTACAACGGGGGTATTGGCTGCAGCCTGTTGCGCTTTTAGCGCCTCAAAAGCTGTGGTGATAACGGTCTGTGACATTTTTTCTTCCCTGAAATCTTATTTTGATGCGGTATAAACCACGTAATCACCGGTGAACCACCCGGCACGAACATCCAGCTCGTTAATGGTGATCACTTCATAATCATAGCGGCGGCAGGTTCGGCCATACTGGCGAATAATTTCCCGTAACAGTGCGCCGTTCGCCGCTATCTGGCCATCACTCACCCGGATGGTGATAACGTCCCAGTCCTTTCCCTGCTGCCGTTCCTGAAGCTCCACATAACCGATACCCAGCCGATGAAATATCGCAATAAATCCTTCGACGCTGCCGGCATCACGCGCATTTATCCATGCATAGGCCACACGCTTGCGAAACAAATCGAGAGGCTCGCCACTGAAACGGGTGATATCCCGCTCCCATGCCAGCAGATTCAGGAGGGCTTCCGGGCACGTCAGGGGGTCGAACTGTTTTGATGGCCATAACAACCAGTCATACAGCCATTGCCAGAACTTTTTGCAGGCGGTCAGCAACTTTGCCAGCTCGCCTTTGTCCATCCAGAACGGGAGTTTTAGCTTAGAAAAATCAGGCATTCTTCAGCTCCACAGTAAGCGATGTCAGGCGCGGCACTTCCAGCTGGCTGGTGATGTCTTTGATGGAAAACTCCACCGAATCGACACCGCTCAGTAATTCGTGCAACTCCCTGCCAAGCTGTGAAAATGAGAAACGCGAATAAGGCCATGTCTTCACCACATCCCAGGCAGTATTTTCACGAAATGCGCAACGGATCAGGCTTTCGACATCACTTTTTAGCGCGGCTTGCGCTTCATCGCTTAGGTTGGAAAGATTGACCACGTACACCGTTGCCGTCAGGTCACGGTGCGTTTCGGGCATGGCCATGCATTGCATATCATCGCCATGGCCGTGATGCCCCTGCGTATTGATAAAATCATTGACCGCATCAATAAACGGCTGCGATGCCTGACCACTGTCGAGCAGCAGATATGCGTTTGCCGTACCGGGCCCGCGCGGTGCGTCATGCTTAAAGAAGATGCGATCCACTGACAGCGCCACCACTTCCGCAATCATGCTGCGGTAAATCGCATCGGTATGATAATTACCTACCAGGTTGAACTGGTTGCGGCAACGTTCGCGCAGTTCATCATCTGATTCGTCATCGCCACCCGGTTGCGTCAACCAGTCATCCTCTGTCACCGCGCTGGCAATGCCAGGCACGGCCACCGGCAGAATACGGTAATAACCGGGTGCCAGATTCCATGCAGCCCCCGCGCCATTGGCCTGTACTGGCACCAGAGCTGAAGCGACGTTTGCCGGGATGATTGTGTCAGCGGTGACGGCAAGCTGATAAATAACGCCATTAATCCGCTCAGTCTGCACAACCGTACCGGCTGGCACTGTTGCCACCTGGCCGGCGGTAATTTTGGTAAAACGCACTACCCCCTGCGCCGCGCTGGCGGGTTTCGGTGTGACATTCAGCCCCCACGCCAGCAGACGCAAAAGCGAGCCGGTCGCAGTGGCCACAAACATGTTGGCCATGACAATGTTAATCAGCGCACTGATGATCCACATCACCGGCGTGGTGATTAGTGCCGTGACCAGACGCCAGAACGGAGACATGCGGGAGGTATTCGTCACAAACCCCTCGGCTTTCACCAGGCGGTTAAATTCCGCTTTTACGGCTTCTTCAGTAACCGGCATTCCTGCATCCTGCAGGACTTTTTCAAAATCAGCCTTCGGCTTTTCCATAATCCACTCCCTCGGATAGCGGCCCAAAATCATAGGTATCACCGGTGATAAGCAGCCTGGTCAGGCTTTCTTCTTCCACCTCTACCGTTCCCGGAACAATCCTTTCATCACCTTCTACCAGCAGGATTATCTGGGTGAAAATGTCGCTGCGCAGTGTCGGGCTGCGCTCTGCAATTAACGCTGTAGCCAGACCGCTTTCCATCACCGCATGTACCAGGTCCTGCCCAATGCTGTAGCGGTTATTGCAGGTCATTGGCTCATTGCCGGCATTCAGCACGATATCGCCGCCGGTGATGAGCAAATCTATAAATAAATCACTCATCCTTGCGTTTCCTGCCATTCACGCAACTGTGTTGGGGTTGGCATCTGCTGCACCTGGATGGTGGTATCACCAAAGGTTTTTCGCTGGTCAATGGTGGTCTGCCCGCCACTCACCGCGCCACCTGCCAGCACACCTTTGCTGCCTACTCCCTGAACCGTTCCACCGGTCAACAAATCCGGTGTGAATGATGCCGGTGCAGCAGCTGCGCCACCGGTTGTCAGCGCGGCGGCTGGCATGGCTGCAGTGGTTGATGTACTGGCAATATTCATGGCTTCAATGCTGACACCCGGAAGCATGTTCAGCTTTTCAACAATCCAGTTGTACGTGTCAGAGAAAGACGCCTTGATGACATCCCATAACCCTGCAAAAACATTGCTGATGACTTCGCCCATTTTCTGGAACGACTCAACCGGTGAGGCCAGATTGAACACGGCGATCACATCCAGCCAGCCCTGTTTAATAATGCCCATCGCATCAAATAAATGGCCAAACTGCGTGATAACAAGCTGAATCGGTGAAAGGATCAGACCGATAGCCTGCGCAACAAATTGCCCACATGCCTGGCCGGCACTGGTGACGTTATTCAGTTCGCCGGCTGACATCTGAATGGGTGACAGCAGATTCGAAAACCAGCCAAACAGTGTTTTGATGCCATTCCAGACCGGGGAAATAGCCGTCGCTATGACGTCAAACATCCCCGCAAACGGCGTTAAGGCACTGAATGCCTCGCTAAACCCACTGATAAAACCACTGACAAATGCCTTGATGGGTTGCCAGAATACGTACACAGCAGCAACCAGTGCAGCAATTGCGCCCACAACCAGTGCAACAGGCCATGCCATCATCAGAAACGATGCTGCCCCCATTCTGGCCGCCATGCTCGTGGCAAGAATGGCCCCCCGAACCATTTTTAAACCGGCACTGAAAATGATGGTTGCCTGATTCCCGGCGAGCATCGCCAGGCGGTTTAATCCCAGCAGACGGGCAACCGGCCCCAGTACACTTTTTAGCCCCAGCATGGCAAAACGGTGTACGCCGATTGCAATATTAGCGACGGAACCAGCTGCGCCCAGACTCAGCATCGCCATCACCATCAGCCCGATGGCTTTTGTGATATGAGGGAAGATGGCCTGCCAGCGCATAAACTGTTTTCCGGTATCAGCCACGCCATTCAGCAGCGGGTAAATAGTTGGTAACAGGGTTGCGCCAATCACTATCCGGATAGCATCCATGTATGCCGTCAGCCGTTCCCACGGATCAACCATGTTTTTGGCCATGTTGACGGCGTAGTCCAGGCCTTTCGTGTTGCCGATGGCGTTGATGTTTCCCTTCAGGGTATCGGTGTTATTGATAAGCAGCTTAATCATGGCCACCGCTTCATCAGAGCCGAATGCCTTTTTGATGAGATCGGAATCGGCCACTTTGCTCAGGTCGCCATATTTCCCCCGGATCAAGTCCAGAATTTGCGGCGTACTTTTCATTTTGCCGCTGGCATCGGTGAACGCCAGTCCCAGCGCTTTTTGCGCACCGCCAACACCGGCGAGGAAAGATTTGTATTTGGTGCCGGCTTCAGAGCCTGACATGGTGGACTGCAGCTGGCCCAGAATGGCGAACTGTTCAGATACACCGGCGCCTGAAGATGTCGCAGAGGCTCCCAGCGCTGTGAATGCGCCGGCCATATCATTACCGGATGTTTTGAACATCTTCACGGCAATGGCAGTTTTACCCGCAATATCTTCAACCCATTTGGCATTGCCCATCGCTGCCGCATCTTTGGCAAAGATGCCGTACATGGTTCCCATATAGGAAGTAATGGTGCCAGCATCTGCTTTGGTCGCTTTGGCCAGTACGTTGGATGCGTTAGTGAATGACGCAAGGTCATCACCGGCAAGGCCGGAAATAGCCGACTGGATATCGTAGGAGGATTTCACAAAATCGGTGGCGCTGCCGCCGTAAGCAATCGAAAAATTCATGGCAGCATCGCGCAGGGAATTAAGCGCGTTCTCAGCTGTGCCGAGGCTGCGCACTTCGCCCAGAGCCATATTCATTTCATGCGCCGGCTGTAGCACCGCTTTAATGCCCATGCCGACACCAAACAGACCCGCACCGCCCACGGCAATGTTGCTGAATGCCTGAGTAGATTTACTGGCAAAGCCTTTAACCCCGGCCTCTGCCTGTTTGAGAGGCCGGGTGATTTTATCAATCAGTGCAAGGGTAAAGTCGAGTTGTGCGCTCATTTGTCACCGTTTAATGCCAGCGCAATTCCACCTGCAGTGGCTTTACGCAAATTCTCCCAGTGACGATTATCCAGCCAGATAGCCGCAGCGATGCTGTCCAGATTGTCGCCTTCCCCTGGCAACCAGTGGCGGCGCAGTATCAGATACTGCTCCAGCCCGTTGTGCTCAATAGCGCGAACCCGCGCCGTTAGTTTTTTACTTCGATTTCCAGCTCAGGCACAAACTGGTCATTAACTTTTGCTGCCAGCTGCAGCGCAGCGCCCGGCTTCTCAAGAAGTGCGGTCAGCGCCTCTTTTGATTCTTGATCAACGATGCGGCGCAGGTAGTTATGAGCCGGCGCAATCTTGTTGTCTGGCATCATTTCGTTTACGAATTTGTTGTAATCCTGCATGGTCGGTTTAAACGTCAGGTCAGTACCGGATACACCCAGGACGATAATTTGTTCTTTACTCATTGTTCGCTTTCCTTCGCAAAAAAATCTCATTAATAAGCGTGTTATGCCGAGCAGCACACACCGGGTAAATATCCTGATAAAGCAATAAAGCAGCAGATAAATCAGTGCCTGCTTTCCCCTGCAGGCGCGGCAGTTTTTCCGGGCACTTTGTCAGCAGATTTTCCTGATAGTGCACGTTCTGCCGCGCTGGCTGCGTCGTTGTACATCCTGACAAAATCATCAGAGACACAAACGTTAGTGAAAACCGGCTTATAAATTTCGCTGCGTATTTCATTTGGCTGCGCATTTTTCAGCCCTTCAATTTTTGTTTCCAGCTGGCGTGCTGAATCTGCTGCAATCACAACCAGTTCATCACGCAGTTTCTCACCTGTTTTTTGTGCGGCGGTATTGATGGCCAGCTGCACAGAATCCTGCTCCCAGCCCCGACAAAACCAGCCGGCGGCCAGACCAATGATGAGCGCCCAAAGTGTTGCGCGGCTCATTAGCGCAGCTCGAAATGCGGGCAATCCCAGTTGTCATTGCCCACTTCATGGCCGTCACCGTTAAAATCACCGCCCCAGCGAATGCGAATACCCAACTCGTCTGCTGCCTGCTGCATGGCATGGTGCACCGGGATAAATTCAGCCACTTTCCAGGTGCCGCCAACCGGGAATAAATCCACAGCAAGCCCGTCCTGATGTTTACTGTGAGTGACTTTGGTTTTGTGCTCTGCATACAGCTGGCGCTGGCGTTCTGCCGTGCGCAGCCCTTCGATAACGGTAAAATCAACCGCCGTCAGTTGCAGGGCACGACGCACTACCGCAACCAGCTGCGGATTGACACCGCGTAGGTTGTCTTCACTGCGCTTGCCAAATACAAATCCATTGCTCATTCGCTATCCTTATTTTTACGACGTAACCAGATTTCCAGAGCCTGATGCCCACCAATCCCTAACGCAGCCCCCGCGCCAATAATGGCCAGTGGGCTGATACCGGGAAACTGCAGCAAAATGGCACCGGCGGCAGTCGATGTCAGACTGCCGATAATCACACGCGAGAAAAAGAGGCGCGGGGTAATCGGGTCACTGCCATCGAGCATCTTTCCCAGCGATGCCAGAAAACCAATGGCCACCAGGGTATACAGCGTTTTTTCATGTTCCTGCATGGCTCACCCAATCAGATTGCGTACATCGTCGGCAGATAACACTGGAACGCCGTTGATTTTCACAAACTCCGGGTCGGTCACGATGAATTTTGCTTTATGTGACATGGTGGAGCCGCCCTTTGGATCAACGTCCAGAATGGAAGTGATCAGCAATTTGCAGCCGAACGCCTCCACTTTCAGTTCTTCGTCACCAGCTTTTGCATACCACATCACGTCAAACGTCGGGATACCACGCCATGAGCCTGCGCGGGCAGCAATAGGTGTCAGCTGGTCTTTCAGTACGCGAGAAGAAAACTCCACCTCGCCATCTGCGGCCACATCGCCCGAAACATAACCATCAGGCACACCGCGCGTCTGCGCAGCGGCTGTGTTGTCAGTTAAATCGAGTGAAATTTTATCGAAATGGATCAGTTCACCGTCAAAACTACAGTCAACGGACTGACCAGAAATGCGCTGACTCATCAGGCATTACCTCCCTGTAAACTCAAATCCAGCATGACAGATGCCTTGATACCTTTCGGACATTCGTAGGTGCGCACGATGATGTAAATTTCCACCTGCGTTTTGCTGCGCCAGAGGATTTGTACATCACCGTCCTGTGGTGGCATAACTTCACCGGGGAATGTGACACCCTGAATGCGCATCGTGCGGGACATTTCACGCATCGGGCCGGCGAAATACTGCTGATGTGATGCAATGCTGGTCGGCGTGGAGTTCAGCGAACGGTCAGCAATTTTTGCGATGGCCAGCAAACGGACACGGCGACACACTTTGTCAACGACACGTTTGTTTTCAATTGCCTGGTAATCACCGCCCTCAGCATCAAGCGTGATGCCATCTGACCAGTAATAGCCGTCATAATCCGGATACCACATCGGCACACTGAATCGCGCCTTACTGAGTGCCTGCAGGGTATCCAGCCCCAGCTCGTTACCGTCTTTATCAACGGGTTTATTGCCGGTACTGTTCAGCCCGACAACTGGCCCGGTTTTTACCCGCGCCGGACTGTCTGCGATGGTCACTGCCCGGTTGCACAGACGACCGACATAAACACCCGGCTCCGCGCCAAACAGACGAGGGATAAGCGTAATGCCGCCATCAGCGATACTGTCCTGATATGCCGTGATGCGGGCCAGATAATCGGCCCAGGATTCCGTTTTCAACACACCCTGAACTGAAAGATAAACGTGCACCCAGCGTTGCCATTTCGCCAGCACATCTGCAGCCAGCGCACTGGCCTCAGTGATATCTGATTTTGCGGCAATATCATCACAGAGCAACACACCTTCAACCGAGCAGACCGCCTGTGCAGCCTTCACCGCATCAGCAAATGTCACAGATGAATCAGACTCATCAAGTACCCAGACATACGCGAACCAGTTCTGGCCAGCATTACGCATCGCGGCCTGCAGGTCAGTTTTCAGGGGACTTTCTTCAGTTCCCAGCAGCTTGTCAAAGTCAGTCTGCGTATTAACCGGCATCACTTTCCCTGCATTGGGCACAGAGACCCCTGCCTGCCCCTGGGTGACTGTGGCACCTGCAACCGTTGTCAGTTTTAAAAGAGCGCCAAGGTCAGTCCCTGATGCCCCAGCAGTCGCAACCGTCAGCGTTGCAGCTGCGCCGGTATCGAGCGTGGTAACCACAAAGCGACTGCCTGCATCGCTCCATGTCACCGTTGCCAGCGTGCTCAGCTTTGCCGATACCGCCGTGGCGACCTCAGCAAGCGTTGTCACTGCTGACAAATCAAGACCACTGACGTTTTTTAACGTGCCGTTAATGGTCAGTTTGAATGCGCCATCAGTAACAGCAGTGAATTTGGCAATGGCTTTATCGCCCGTTGCCAGTACACCGCCACTCAGCACGGCAGCAGTTGCAGCACCGCCGGTGGCTTTGAGCGAACCGACAAACAACATGACGCGCTCAATTTCGTTCGTTTCGCCCTGCAGCTGATTCAGCTGATTGACGTCTACAGTTGGCCAGGCCATCCCTTCCCCTTACATATCCTGTGCATTGACGTCCCAGCCAAAGCCTATTGCCTGCAGCTGTCGCGCCAGTGCTTTCATAAAATCATCCTCACCAATCCCCAGAAACTCACGGGCAGGCAGGGTGACAGTCCATGTCTTTTTCGCTGGCGTCCCCTCCAGCTTTCGTATCAGCAACCCCGCTTGCGCGGCGCTGACCTTTTCCTGAATCTCTTTAAATCCTGGTGTTTTCCAGCGTTTACCGCTGCGCACCTTAAACCCGGCTTTACGCAGACGCTTTGCCTGCCGCAATGTTGCCGGGCCGGTCTGCCCGGATGAAGATGCAGACTGGCGGGCACTGATGGTGGCGGTCATGCCGTTTTGTTGCGCGTAACCCACCGTGCCGGCTGGCACTTCACGCTGGCCGTTTCGGTAACTGCCACCGCTCAGATACAGTCTGACTGCATCAATTTCCGGCATTTCACGCACCCGGATAAGCTTTGGCATATTGCGCAGCATCTTGCCTTTGCGCTTTGTTTTGCGCTTTTGCCACGCTACGCCATCCGGTGTTTGCTGGTTACGAACGTTGCGTTTTGCTGCAGCAACCAGTCCATACTTCGCCAGACGCCACAGCAGCCGGCGGCGTTTTGCCGGTGTCAGCTCCAGTGATTTCAGCGCATCTTTCAGCACCTTCAGCTGAGAGGGGTTTAACTCACCTCGGATTGCACCGGCCATTTACCGTCACCACCTCCAAAAAATAACGTCGCATGCTCTGCAACCCAGACTGACGATTTAGCCAGACGCCAGCGACGACCATCGAGAGGAATTGGCCCCAGTGGGTCTTCCATCAAGTCCAGCGGTTCAGCCAGGGAACCGGTCACCAGTACGATGGCCGTTTCCTCGTCGAGTTTTTCAACATCAATTTCGGGAAGTTCGTAATCGGTATTAATGCTATCCATAGCCGGTGCCGCTTCGCTCTGATACCAGGCCAGTAATAACGCCATGACCAGCTGCGGATCACAGACACGATATGGAAACCGCGCCCATTCCAGCGTCACTGTGTAATGCATGATGGCCAGTCGATACTGTCCCGCGCCCAAATCACGCGCAGCCGGCACGAAACGCACCTCATCCATGAGGCTGTCAAACCCTTCCATGGCACGTTCCGGCATATTGCTCCGTACAAACCCGGTCAGCGAATCAAGCAGGCTCATATAATAGATACTCCCACCCGGGCCAAACCTTTCAGGCTACGCAGCGCAAAATTGGCTTCAGCCAGTAAATCTTCCCGCGTTTCAGTGCCAGCTGCCTGCGCATCGTCTTTCACGCGCACAACGCTTTTCCACTCGCCCATCAGGTCAGCTTTAGCCCTGGCAAACACCGCTTTACGGTACTGGGCAACAACGTGATTAGTGCCCTGATATGCAGGCCCGATCACATCTGCAGCGCGGTTAAATCCATCGTCGATATACCGCTGGCGCTGGATGACCAGGCTTTTATTGGCCTGAGCCATGGCGCTGACCAGCGCATCAGATACTGTTGATTCCTTGATATCTGCCGGGATACTTCGGCTTTCCTGAAAATCCTTTACGTTCAAATCAGGCCAGAAACCATCGTTTGTAACCGGCACATCCTGATAATCTATCGGGTTACCACTGAACATAATTCATCCCTGAAATGACGGCTCAGACCAGGCTCCACGACAATTAAGGCTGTTGCCTGTTGCCTCCCCTGCGAGCCGTCGGCGCTTCGGTGCTCGTTACTCCGATTGCGCCAGCTTGCGCAGGCGCTGGGCAATCTTATTGCGGAGTGTTGTAACCTGAATGCGCGGGTTAACTTCTGTTGCTTTCGCCAGCAGTGCATCGGCTTCTTTCAGTTTTTCAACATCAGAAATTGCGGTGATAGATGGCATACCATCTTCATCACGCAGCAGCTGCAGTCCGGCAAAGCGCAGATATTTAGCCCGTACAAATTCGTTAACTTTCCAGTGTTCAAGTACGCGCCCGGAAACCGCACTGAAATACGGCTCCACTGAGCGACCGTTATCGGCTTCGGTTTCGGCCCACTCCAGCATGTTGTCAGCCACAAAGTGCGCAAGGTCGCTGCGGATGTTCCCCGGCGTTTCCTGCCCTTGCTCGATGGCAATTTCTGCCCATTCGAGCGCCTGACCCAGCTCGCCGGTATCAAACAGCCAGATAACGCAGTAACTGAATACAGGGTTATTAAACACGTCACCCGATTCCAGATATTGCTCGGCCCACGGCATCCACTTAGGCAACAGCTCGTCACGCTTCATGGCGATGCGGTCGGCACGTAGTGGCAGGCTGCGCAGACGTTCTACATCGAAATTCAGCGCAGCAATCTGCACATGCAGGCTGTTTGGGGAGGCCACAACGGCCTCCACATTTCCCGCTTTCAGCTCCTGCGCCGCTTCAACACGGCGCTGATGTTCACGAAATAAACTCATGGTCAGCCCTTACGGATTAGTCGTGGTGCCTTTGTCGCCTTCCAGCACGACGTTAGCTGACTCGATACCGACAAACAGAGTCTCATCCTCAACCACATACGCTTCGTTGCGGTAATAGGAGTCGACCAGACCCGCCAGCTCGTCATCGTCTTTGAATGCGCGACGCATGGAATCAGACTGGGTATAAATCGACAGGTTGTCGTAAGTGGTAATGACACAACCACGCGCCGGGAACATAGGCGGCACAGTGGCAGGCAGACCACCAAATGAACCCATGAGATCCATTTGCTTCATGGCTGCACGCTCAGTTGGTGTTCGACCGTGCATTTTGCCCGCGGCATCTGCCTCTTTAGCGATAATGTCCGCACCAACCATCAGCACCAGGTCAGTGCGTGAACGGTGAACCGGATCAAGTCCCTGACGCAGGTCATAGGCCAGATGATCAAGACTGGTGTAATCCGCGCCGCTATCAGTACCAATCTTGATTTTGTCGGCGGTTTTGCCACCGGTGAGGATGTTTTTAGCCAGGTTGTCACGCATCCATTGCATGAAACCTTTGTTCACATCCTGCAGCAGCTTATTTGCTGAAGGGTCGGAACTATCGGCAACAGAAGTACCGTTCCAGCCAATCATCATCTGATCGAGTGCAATCTGGCGCTGAACAAACTGGGCATAAAGCGCCATAAACTGGTCGCCCATACGCGCCCAGGTGTCAGCCAGGTGCCATGGAATAATCACGCCGCTGTCAGTCGGAGCACAGGTATACTTTGCCCCGGACGGGTTAATGCTACGACGATAGCGGCCCGTTGCTTTACGCCCGGTAATAGTCTGTTGCATACCCGCAAAGACTTTTTCACCCGTGATATCGGTGACCAGAGGCATGTTAATTAGCTGCAAAAATTCAGTGCTTTGCTGCACAGCACCGAGCAGGCGCTCTTCCTGTGGCCCGGTAATCGCAAATGATTTACCCGCTAAAACCATCGCCGGGTTAGCGCCATACTGCTGCGCCAGTGCATCACGTACCTGCTGTACAAGTATTTCAGTAGTTGGTTTCATCCCTGTTCCTCAGATCCAGACTTTGTTTTTTTCGCCTGGATTTGCATCAGGCTGCTTAGTGGTACTTGTGCCAGCCAGCGCATCAAATTTCTGAGTAATGGCATCCAGTTTTCCATCCAGCTTGGTTTCCAGTTGGGTGAACTGCTCAACCGTAATACTCGTTACCACTGGCTTTTCTTCCGGTTTAACCTCCGGTTTTGCTGGCTCTGTAACTGGCTTGTCACCGGCATTGAACGCTTTCACCTGTTCCTGAATGCCGGCAATAGCCGTATCCTGTTTTTCCATGCGCCCCATCAGCGCATCAAACTGTTCCTTGGTCATTTCGTCTTCTTCCGTGTTATGGGTTTGGGTTTCTTTGTTGCGACTAAATAGACGCGACAGAAACGATTTATCACGTGCGCTGGTTGGCTCATCCGCTTCTTTAAGCGCTCCGAGTGAGAAGGTTTCAACACTACCGCGCACCACTGGTGACTCATGACCATCGATGCTAAACATCAGGCGCTCAGTCCCGAGACTTGCGGGGATGTCGGTCACAGCCAGGCCCATCAGATAGTACTTACCGCTATTAGCGAAATTGGGTATCAGTTCAACAGAAGTGAATAATTTTTGACCCATTTCATTGGTCGCAATAAGCCAGTCATTCGGCATCAGCTTTGCGTACATCTTCAGTACGCCATCAACCTTCTCAACTTTTACAGCGTCGATTTCGCCATAGTTGTAGCTCCATGAACGCTGCTCCATCGTTTCATCATGGCGCGGCCACATCAGACCGGTGTAAACCTGGCGGTTATAAAACTCGGCCGCTTCCTGCAGCCATTCTTCCTTGATTTCTCGCCCGTCAACCGTATTCCCTGCGGTAGCGATACAAACCCAGTCCGTGCGTAAACGAGTCATAACGTCCTTGTTTCATTGCTTTCCTGACCACAAGTAAAACGGAACTGGCCGTGAAATTCACGCGCATCACTTTTGTTGCGTTCCGCTACAGGCTGTTATCGGAACGCATCGGAATCAGGCGAAATGCAACACGTTGCCATCCGGTCACAATAGGTACTCAAAGGGGCAACACGGGCAATCATCAGGACGATGGCACAAAAATATTCGGACGAAATCAGGGCAGTGGCGCGGCAGCTGTACCTGAAGCGATGGACACCGCAGGAAATCAAAGAGGAATTAAAACTCCCTTCAGTACGCATCGTTTATTACTGGGCTGAAAAATTCAGCTGGCGGGACATGCTCAGTGAAGAAGGAGTAGAAGCAGCTCTGTCACGCCGTATTCAGTTACTGACAGACCGGGATAAAAAGACAGATACCGACCTGCGAGAACTGGATCAGCTCGTTGGCCATCACGTCAAAATCATGGCGCAGCGGGCAAAACGAGAAGAAAAGCTGCAGCAGCTGCAGAACGGCAATGTGACCACAAATAGCGGTGTCACCCTCACTGATGAGGGTAACAAGCAGGAGCGCAAAGGCCGCAAAAAGAAAAATGACATCAGCCATCTGACGGCAGAATCTTTTGCAGAATGGGTTTCTGTGCTGTTTGGCTACCAGCTGACATTGCGTGAGAACCTGCATCAGAAAATCCGCAACATCCTTAAAGCTCGCCAGTTAGGTGCAACCTGGTATTTTGCCGGTGAAGCACTGGAAGATGCCGTATTAAACGGCAAACCGCAGGTGTTTTTGTCAGCGTCAAAGCGCCAGGCTGAGGTGTTCCGCTCTTACATAGTCAACATTGCCCAGCAATTTCTGGGTGTCGAACTGACAGGAAACCCCATCCGACTGAGCAACGGCGCAGAACTGAGTTTTCTCGGTACCAACAGCAACACGGCCCAGTCCAACAGCGCCAACGTCTATATAGACGAGTATTTCTGGATACCGAAATTCCGCAAACTCAATGACGTGGCAAGTGCGATGGCCACGCACGACAAATGGCGGTTGACCTACTTTTCCACACCCAGCTCAAAAGCTCATGAAGCCTACCCGTTCTGGACTGGCGATGAATGGCGTCGCGGTCGGGCCGAACGAAAGGACGTTGTATTCCCGAAAGAAGCAGAGCTGCGTGATGGCGGTCGTCTGTGTCCGGATAAACACTGGCGTTTCATCGTCACTATTGAAGATGCCGTAAAAGCAGGATTTAACCTGGCGAACGTGGATGACCTGCGCGACCGCTACAGCGGCCCGGCGTTCGACATGCTGTTTATGTGCGTGTTTGTCGATGATAAAGACGCCGTTTTTGCCTTCGACCAGTTAATGAAGTGCGGCACCGAACCAGCGTTATGGCAGGACTTTAAACAGGATGAGGCAAGGCCATTTGGCAACAGGGAGGTGTGGGGTGGCTATGACCCCAGTCGCACGACGGACAGGGCCATTTTTGTGATTGTTGCACCACCTATTCACGCCGTTGAAAAATTCCGCTTGCTGAAGAAATGGGCCTGGACTGGTCTGTCTTTCAAGTACCAGGCAGAACAAATCAAAAAAATCAAAGAACAATACAACCTGACGTACATCGGTATTGATGTGACGGGCATTGGTGCCGGCGTGTTCGACATTGTCAGTGCATTCGCCCCACGTGAAACAGTTCCCATTCATTACAGCGTGGAAAGCAAGAACCGTCTGGTACTGAAAATGATTGATACCGTTGTCGGCAACCGTATCGAGTGGGACAGGGAAGATAAGGACATTGCCGCCAGCTTTATGGCCATCAAGCGCACCACAACCAGCAGCGGCAATGCCATGACCTTTGTCGCCACACGATCAGTTGAAACCGGTCACGCAGACGATTTCTGGGCCATATCTCATGCAATGATTAATGAGCCGCTGAATACCGAACATAAACGCAAATCAAGATGGATTTTGTGATGAGCAGAAAGAATAAAAAGCAGCCTGTTACCGCCGAAAACACCGCGCCGGCGCAGCAAAAAATGTCGATGATCTCTTTTGGCAATCCGGAGCGGGCTATCCTAAATCCGCTCGAGTACGAGCCGGTCTATTTTGACAGTTCCAGCATGTACTACACGCCGCCGGTCAACCGACTGGCACTTGCAGAACTGCCCGATATTAACGGCCAGCATGGCGGCATATTGCGAGCCAGAACCAACATGATCACCGCCGATTTAATCAGTGGTGGCGGTATGCTTCAGGATGATATTCAGGCCACAGTGTTAAACCTGCTGACTTTTGGGGATGTGGGGTTGCTCAAATTGCGTAACGCATTCGATAAAGTCATTGGCCTGCTGCCCCTGCCCTCGCTCTATACCCGCCGCGGTAAAAACGGAAAGTTTTATGTGCTTCAGAAAAGTGGCCATCTGGAATATGCCAGCGCAGACATTATCTTTGTGAAGCTGTATGACACACGCCAGCAGGTCTACGGTAAACCGGATTATCTCGGCGGCATTCACTCTGCCATGCTCAATAATGAGGCCACTATTTTCCGTCGTCGCTATTACAAGAACGGCGCTCATCTTGGGTACATCCTTTACACCACTGACCCGAACATGACAGATGAAATGGAAGATGAGATGAAGGAACAAATTGCTGCAGGTAAAGGTGTCGGTAACTTTAAATCAATGCTGATTAACATCCCGAACGGAAAGGAAAAAGGTGTGCAACTGCTCCCGGTCAGCGATATGGGGGCAAAAGATGAGTTTGTTAACATCAAAAATATCAGCATGCAGGATATTTTGAACGCTCACCGCTTCCCACCAGGCCTCGCCGGTATGATGCCGAACAATAACAGCTCATTCCCCGACATCACGAAAACCCGCGACGCATACCAGCGTGATGAAGTGATCCCGGTGCAAAAACTCATTAGCGATGCTGTGAACACAGATAAGGAAATACCCGCAAACTTGCGCATTAATTTTGCACAATCAAAGCCGAACGAGGCATAATAGCGTGAAAATTAATCATAAGAAGTATTATCGGTTACCGTCAAACGCAAGGAGCAGAGGTATGCGCATTAAATGTCCTGAGTGTGGATCAAGAGCGATTATTAAAACAACAAATCCAATCCACCCTCAGCTTTCCGAACTCTACTGCGCCTGTGGCGATGTGAATTGTGGCCATACATATGTTTTGCAGGTGTCGTTTAAACATACGTTAAGCCCGAGCAGAAAATCACTTGATGATTTACTGGTGGGGTTGATTGGCTCGCTCGGCCAGAAACAAAAGGCCGAGCTAATCAGCCGGCTGAGTCACTCAGCTGCAGCATAGATATAACTTACCGCCCTTTCCTATTTATCCCGACTGAACACCCAGCAGCGGAATGTTTCTGGCATTCGCTGCATTTCCCCTTTGCCCTTGTTCGCCCGTTCGCTAACCGCACTACGTTTCGTCGTTTGGCCTATGAAACGTCGCTCACTGCTGCTTTTAAGGAGTTTTTTGATTTCCGTTAATGTGAAATTCATACGCTGCCGGTGAGCTGCGGCGACTTCCTCCATGTGATTAAAGTTAACGGCTATTTCACTGTCATCTGTTGAATGATTTATACCGAACGGCGCAAGTTCATCAAGATAATCAAACAGCTCCCAGAACTCCTGAACAAGTGGATGATCCTTTTTGAGTGCATGGCAGCGCTCGATGGCCAGCGCGGTGATGGCTTCACGTGTTTTATGAATACGGTCAACAGAAAGAGGCACAACAAGCGCCAGCGCTTCGAGCAACCCCGCTAATTGAGCATGGTTTTTCGCTACACGGATATGACGAATATCAGGGTGTGTTTCCAGTTCATTACGGGCGCGTTCATAACCACGGCCATAAGCTTCCAGCACTTCCTGTTCTCGCATAATGGACTGCAGAGTAAAGCCTGAAACCTGGCTAACCGGTATTTGCTCAAGGCGTTCAGCTGCGTGGCGGGTATGAATAGACTGGCCACGTTTATCGGTATAGATATGAATGATACGCTCCAGAAATGCCTTGCTGCCGTCTGTATCCGCATTCTGTGCTATCACGATAGCGCCCCGGAATGGCGGCTCGTATGTCTCGTTATTGTTAGATTTGATACCCACGGCGCGGGATGCGCGACCGTTATAAAGGGATTTCAGCTCATCCCAGTCAAAAGCGCGCTGTTTAGCATTATCCGTGGTGCGGTCACCTTCTATCAGCACTACAGGCAAATTCCCTACCTGTGCAAAGTTACGGCCACGCGCTGCAGGTGTAGATTTTGACGGGTCAAAACCTTCATATTCTTCACGGCCAGCAAGCTTCCAGAGAAATTCTATCAGGGTAGATTTACCCGTGCCGGGTTCACCGACAATTTCCAGAAACGGGAAAGATTTATCACGCTCGCGTATCTGTTCAGCAAATAACGAACCCAGCCAGAACGCCAACGCCACATATCCTTTTTCACCAAATGCCGTCCAGATATCATCCACCCAACCCGTAGTGAACTCATTCAATTTTGGATTTAGATCCAGTGATGGCGTTAGGCTCAGACTTTTAACGCTGGCACTGTTGATTTCGAAATAATCCTCATCGTTCATCTCATACAGCTTGCCACTGCAGACCGCCACTCGGTTAAACAACCAGGCTGAATAATCTTTGTTATAGCCGATAAAATTCTGCGTTTTCACTTCTTTGATTTCTGGAAGCCGCAACTGGATAAACTTATCCAGCTGTTTGGTACTGCCGGTGTAAACCGCACCTTTAGCAATATGCAAAAGGCGCTTTTTAAATTCTGCAGAGCTGGTCAGTTGATTCGCAGTAAACGTGTCCTTAATCGCGGGGTGATTGGGCATATTTACTTTCACGTAATACCAAGATTCATCCGTCGGCTCAGAGCGCTGGTAATACAACGGAGTCAGCCAGCAGTTGGCGATTTCAGTCACGCAGCCAGATTCTTTCACTGCCCGCGCCTTGGCTTCCCATTCCATCACCACTTCCTGCCCGGAATTAGCGATACGGTCATAGGCTCTCATGTATCTGTCCAGGTCCAGTTCGAACCAGTACATGCGGGAACCATGCTCAAAATAGAAGGAATGCCACTCATTATGCTGATGCATCAGCAGGGCTTTTTCAGTCGGGCTTTTTGCCAGCAGAAGATCGCCAAAATAACGATAGTTTTTGATGTCCGATTTGCTAAATCTGTCGCGGATTAGCAGGTCATTCCAGTCAAGTTCAACTGCTGTTTTGAGCGGCTGCGCCGCCCGGACATCCCAGCCAGCAGACTTGCTGCGTGATGCAAATGAAAGGGTGTGTTTCGTTCCGGCCTTATCGCCATCAAAGGCCCAAACCAGACGTGGCCGGGGTTTCTCACCCAGTTCTTTAGCCAGCGCATCGAGCGAGGCCAGAGGATAGTTATTGCTACTGAGTGTAGCCACAGCGGGTAAACCGGCCTGGCATAAACTGAGAGCGTTAAAAATACCCTCAGTTATCCAGATTTCTTTTGCATCAGGCAGGTGGATAAACGGCGGCACCCACCAGTGACCACCGTAATTGCCTGAGAAATGCGCCTTCTGTTTGAAACGGTCTGGCTGGTCAATGATGCGCTCCCATGTAGCGCCGTTGGCCAGCTTAAATTTAACAGTGGCACTACCCAGCCCATGACGGACAAACGCGCCCTGGGTAAAACAACCTTTGAGAATGTCAGTATCAAGGCCACGCGCTTCACGTAAATACGCTTCTGCCGCAGCAGCCGGTGATTCGACTGTTGCGACATACCGCTTTGACCAGTCCTCAAAAATATCGGAATACAGCTCTTTGACTGCGACCTCCTTACCGCATTTATTTTCACGGCCACATTTAAGAAGCCAGGGCTTTTCCGCACTGGTAAATAGTTCGCGTTTCTGGCAAGCAGGGCAAACACCCTGCTGTAAATATTTATCTTTCTCTTTAAATTCAAAATCATTAATGAGACGGCGAACAACTTCCTGTTGTATGGATACGTTCATATTTAATCCAGATGAAAATAATTCAACGAAAAGGCAAAAATCAGAATTTTATCTGTTTGTTATACCGCTCATGCGTCATTAATACCCAACGCTGACCTTTATCTTTACTAAGTAAACGCCAGCGTAAAGAAACATGAATAGATAAGTAATGTTTTGGTTTAATGACCTGATAAACTTTTCTGCCATCGTAGTATTCACTAAGCATTGAAAATGACTTGTTAATGACATTTTCATTTGCATGAGAAGTCACAATTAACATAGCTATTTCACACTGTTTTTTATGCCAAGGAACATCCAGATATAAGAAACAATTTTGATATTATGAAGCGCATGTGCCAGTGAGTTACGCTGAAAGTCATATTTAATAATGCTATTCATATTCAGCCCAAGTTCTTCTGCTATTGTCACCATGGTAATGACACTCTGCTCATTAGCTTCAAGAAAACACTGACCGGCGAACCTGTCCAGGTAATGATGTATCACCTTGCTATGCATGGACGGACAACCAAACCAGGTCTTGACGTATTTGGCATCAGAATTTTCAATGATAAACCCGTACAGGTCACAGATAGCCAGCTCAATATCCTGACAATCATCATCCAGTATCTGACTGCGAACCTCTGAAGGCTGACGTAACCACCACTGGATAGCGTGGGCACTTACCGTACCGCCATTACTCATACAGTCATCAAGGCTGATACGTCTGTAGAATTGCTTACCAACCTCCCCAGTTGTAGGGTCAAAGAAAACGGCGCTTAAACCCGTAATAGCTGCGGTGTGCTTTTCGTCCATCAGTTCTACATCAATCATTAAATGTTGCATGTGGATATCCTTATCAGGAAACGTGGCGAGAATTGGAGGAAGTATTACGCTTACGCGCAACACTATTAGCAGCCAGAGATATAAGGCCGGGAACACTGCTTTCTTCAGGAACCTGACCACTGAACACCATTAATGTGATGGTGTGCAATTCTTCATAGTCTGTTATGTCATTATTAAAATGCGCAGATGACGAAATACCTTCAAGGCATTTTGCCAATTTGATATTCAACTCCATCAACTGCAAAGCATCGCTATGAATAGCTGACTGGTCAGTATTGATGTTTTCAATTTGATTATGATAATTCTGCAACAAACTACGAATTATCGTGGCGTATTTTGCTTTCATAATTAACCCAAAGAATAAATTATTCAATATCACGAATGCTTTTAGAATTACTCACCCATGAGAACACGAGTGATTTTTATTGTTTCGCATTCTGCTGTTTCATTTTTTCAGTAGTGAATAGGCGGTTTTTCCAGTCATGCCACTCAGGCGGGGCATTCTGTGCCAAGTGGGCAACATATGCATCCCACTCACCTTTATGAATATAAACCTCGCCACCTTTTTTTGATGGGTTTAAAGGGTCTTTCATTCGGATTACCGGCAATTTACCAGCTGTCGCCATTTTTCGAATTGCTGCCGGAGTTTTACCTACATATGCAGCAAAAAGTTCTGGCGTCACAAGGTCTGAAAGCGCGTTTTCGGCTAGTTCTTTCATCTGTGGTATCCTCCATCAGTTTGGGTTCCTAAGGCGTTTTAAGTCGTCCTAGGGTTTATTTAGTCAGAAATAACTGACCTAATGATAGTCAGAAGGTTATGACCATGTCAATGAGCTATGCTCAAAAATTAAAGAGTATCCGTGCAGCAGAAGGGCTAACGCAAAAACAGCTGTCAGAGCTAACAGGCGTAAGTTTGGGAATGATTAAAAACTACGAAAGTGAACAGCATCCAGCTGGCGTTCAGACAGTTGAAAAAGTGATACAGGTCGAAAGGTTCGAAAAATATACACTCTGGTTAATGACGGGAAAAACAGCCCCTGCAGCGGGTCAAGTTTCTCCGCCTCTCTCCCCTGATGGGCAAGACAAAATAAAATCGCGCCCCTCAGACCAGAAAACTGGCTAATTATCTGGTTTTTCTATTCTTTATCACAAAAATTACACAATGATTTTAACATCGGAGGGCTTCGCTATGTCGATTAAGAAGCTTGATGATGGTCGTTTTGAAGTGGATGTAAGACCGCGCGGGACTTCAGGAAGAAGAATCCGGCGTAAATTTGACAGAAAGGCAGAGGCCCAGACATTTGAGCGGTACGTACTGACAAACTTTCACGATAAAGAATGGCAGGACAAACCGGCAGATCAAAGGCTCGTATCTGAATTGATTACTTTATGGTGGAGTTATCACGGGAAAAATCACAACTATGGTGATTCTTACCGAAAGCGTCTGGAGAAGATCCACCGCGAAATGGGCGAACCCAGAATCTACATGCTGACCCGTAACTTTTTGATGAAGTATCGCGCTACCAGGTTGCAAAGCGGTGTATCAGCAGGAACGGTAAACAGAGATTTCAGTGCTATGTCCAGCATGTTTAGCCTGCTGATCGACATGGAAGAATTCCACCATGAAAATCCCTTCCATAGCGTGCGTAAGCTGAAACTGGAAAACACAGAAATGTCGTTCCTGTCAGAGGATGAAGCTCGGGAATTGCTGAATGCTTTGACTGATGATGACCGCAGAGTTGTAGTCCTCAGCCTGAATACAGGTGCGAGGTGGGGGGAAGCCAGCAATCTCAAGGCTGAACATGTTATCAGTAATAAGGTGACTTTTGTGAAGACCAAAACAGGCCCAGCGCGTACCGTTCCGGTTTCACAGGAGGTTGCTGATTATATCCTCACCCGGAAATCAGGAAAGCTTTTTAAAACTGACTACCAGCGCGTTCGTGAGGTGCTTCGTAAGATAAAGCCCGATTTACCTAAAGGTCAGGCACTGCATGTTTTGCGGCACACCTTCGCAACTCATTTCATGATCAATGGCGGGAATATCATTACCCTTCAGAGAATACTGGGGCATACAACGATTGAGCAAACCATGACGTACGCTCACTTTGCCCCGGACTATCTGGCTGATGCAATCAGGTTTAATCCCATGAAAGGGAGTGTCCATATAACGTCCACTGACTAG